GCCCCTCCGTTAAATCTCTATGAGTGCAACGGTAACGGTAGCCGTCAACGAATAATCAACGTAAACGTTTCCATCGGCCTGTAGGTAAACCGAATTTTGTAGGCCAATGATTTTATCGCCGGTAGTCGCCGGAACCGCAACAACACGGTTAGGTGCGGCCTGTCCGTCGATTAGGACCGGGTTAGAAATAGTGACGTTACAAACACCCGCATTACCGTTTTTGACGTGGAGCGCGCGACGGCCGTTATATGCCATCTGTTCGCCCGCCGCGTCAGCGGCCGTAAATGCTTCCGTTAGACCGGCGCTAGTTACAACCTGCGCCGTTCTTGTAGAACGAGCCATTTATTACTTACTCCCTTTCTTTGATCCGGCCCCGGCAAGTTCAGCCATCCGGTCTATACGCTCATCGTCGGCCTGTTCGATAAGTTCCTGTCTGTGCTCTACGCGGCGATTATGAGCCGCCGCCTTGGCCGTTGCATCGGTAACAACCTTTTTTTCAGCGTCGGTTGCTAGACGATAAGGCGCCTTTGCAAGCACTTTAGTACCGTCCATTTTCACCTTGGGCAGCATAAAAGTATCGTTAGGGTCAGACTCATCTAGTAGCCGCTCCGCGTGTGCGGCTATAACCTCATGCGTAACGCCGAACGGATTAACGATAAAAACAGTTTCCATTTAAGTTCCTCCTAAAATTGGAAATTATAGACCGAGTGACGCGCCGGTTTCAGACACAGCCAAAGCGATTGCATCGGCAACGCGCGCCGTTTCCAACTTCGTTGCTAGAGTGCCATAATCGGCGCCCTGAACGAGTGGATTGTGCGGCGTCCCTGTTTTAGCCCATCGCATAAGACTTAGCAGTACCGCCGTTTCTGCCGCCGTCGTAACTATTGTCGCCATATTTACCCCCTAGAAAATGGGCCGGGACTCGCATCCCGGCCCGATGTTTAAAACGAACCTACGCCCTAGCGGCCGCGTCAGCCTTAGCGGCCTCCGCGTTAGCCTTAGCCGCCGCCGCGTCAGCCCTTGCAGCCGCGTCAGCCCTTGCAGCCGCGTTAGGCGCGTCAGCCCTTCCAGCGTCAGCACTCGGGGCACCCGGCGCCGTCCTGTTTGCATGAATCCTCTCGTCGTCTACGTCGTCAGCCTTATCGGCCTCGGCCTTAGCCGCCTTAGCCTTTTCGTCAGCCGCAACGCCCGCCGCCCTAGACTCTGCATGAGTAATCTCACCCGCCAAAAGAACCGCCCTATTATGAGCCGCGCGAGCCTCTGCCGCCTTAGCGTCCGCGTCCTCTCCCGCCTCAGCAGTTGCCGCGAAGTCGGGCCTTTCTGCCGCACTTGCGTTAGCGTGTGCCGCCTCATTAGCCCTAGCCGCGTCCAAGTTACCGTTGGCATCAGTATTAGCCTGAGCCCCTACGAAATCAGACATTTGTTTTTCCCTCCCAAAGAGAAAGTAAGGGGCGAGCAAAAGAGCCCGCCCCAAATGGATTACGACTGAACGATAAGACCGTCTGCCGCGCGCATAACCGACGCCCCGAACAAAACATCTAGAGTTACCTGAACACCTAGCATGTTAGGCGAGTAGGAAACGGTCTGCCGCATAGTGAGCCCTGACAGAGGGTCATTAACAACCATCTGGTCAACGCCGGGAGCGCCCGAGTCAGGCATCCCACGCATAGCAAGAATCAAAGCCTCTTTCGTGAAAGCAAGATTCTTGTTCTGTGTCGCCAGAGGAACAAGCTGCGAGTTGTAAAGATCGAACCCGTAGACGTAGCCGATAGACGACGCGCCATTGCCACCAGTTGTTCCGCCGCCCTCTAGATTCGCCTGACCCGAAATCGCGTTCGGCTTAGCCCATGCGAAGTAGTTAGCCAATGCGGCATCACCGAGAATCGAAACCTCGTCGGCGTCGGTAACGATAAGGGTACGACCGGCTTCCGGCGCCTTGTTATCGTTCATGGTCTTGCGAGCGGTTCGCAGGATCGCCGCCGTGATCGGGGTCGCCGTGGTAGAGATAACGCCGAAACCCGCGTACAGTCCGAATAGGTAAGTTTCGATTGCCTCTGCAATCGGGATAACCGCGTTACGGATATACCGGTCCATCAAATCCTGATTCGCCTGAACTTTCAGGATATCTTCGATCAGGAACGAAACCTCTTTGTGCTGGTTCAGCGTCACGTCAACACGGGCGTCCGTCGGAACCTGCAAGGTAACCGCCGAGCCCGCCGTCTTAGTGTTCGCCGTAAACGTGCCCGGAACCGGAATGTGAAGCGTCACACCTTCGGTAAATGCGGCCACGTCCGAATCCCTGCTAACCTTGTTCGCTAGAACGAGATTGTTTCGCAAGGCTTGCAAAGCCTTGTTAGCCCAAACCTCGGGTACAAAGTTAACGTTAGGGACTGTAATGTTTGCCAATTTGTTTTACTCCTAGTAAATTTAGTCGCGGATACGCCCATCGCGCATAGCTTCCGTAATGGCTTTTTCATTAGCCGTATAGAAAGCATGATCGCGAAGTTGAGCGCGAGAAAACAGAGTCGGCCCGCCGCCGCCAGAACCCGAAATTTCTAACCCGCCCTTAGTCGCCGCCTGGACGATTTTAAGTTTGGCATTAGCCGCCAGTGCCGCCGCGATGGCGGCCCCGATAGCCGTATCCGAGTCGGCCGCCGATGGGTCGATTTCGCTGAGTGCCTTAACGAACGAACGCGAGTCAAGTAGAGCCTCGGCATCCGCCGAGTTCTTGCCCGCAAGTGACCTAACCTTACCTTCGATCCTAAGTTGTCGAACCTCTGCATCCTTCAATGCAAGAGCTTCCTGTAACTTGACAGGATCAGCCGAGCCGTCGTCAATCCCGAGCGCCTTAGCAATCGCCTTACGTTCGGTTTCCGTCTTAGTCTGAAAATCCCTAAGAGCTATCCGCGATTTTGCGGCCTCATCCCTCAAGGTCTTGACGTAAGCACCGTCGTATTTCTGATCGCTTTCAGCCTTAGCGGCTGCGGCGTCTGCGGTAACTTTAGCGGCTGCGGCATCTACCGTAACCTTTTCAGCGGCCGCATCTGCGGTAACCTTAGCGGCTGCGGCGTCGGTTGCGGTTTTGTCTGTATCGTCGTTCGGCATGTGTTTTGCCCTCCCGGAGCATGTTGAAAATGACTCGTACCTGACGAGTCGAAACAGAGATTACCGCGAAGTGCGGTAGTTTCACGCTGCAGATTACCGGCTTATTTGTTCGCGGTGAACCTGCCTTATTAATCCCGTTTTGCCGACGTGCTGGCGTATTGCCGCCTGAGCGTCACGTACGCGAGCCCTAGCGACTGTAGCGGCCTTAGAGTCGAGTGCTACGGCTTCCCGTAGCTTTGCCGCCCTAACCTGTCGCTCCATGCCCCGTAGCGCCTGACGGTCGATATCCCCCTGAGGATCAGCCGTCGGGCCCATAGGAGCCGTAATACCCGGAAAGTAAGCGCCGGTCGTGTGACGACAACCCGGATGAAAAAGACCATCCTGACGGGCGTCCTCTATACTCCTATGCTCGCCATCGCCGAGGCCGATAGTTAGAACCTTACCTTCCCAATCTCGACAGATATGACATTCGCCGGGAGAGTTAGAAACGATTACTAAATTAACGCCATTTGCGGTAAGCGATTCTAGGTGTCCGTCTAGTTGTGCGTGTCCTACGCCAGTCCTCATAGCCATTTCCGCGTAGGAGGCAAGATTCCACGCCCGCCCTGCCGCGTCTACGAATCCAGTAATACCTTTGTCTGCAAACTGATTTAACGCTATCTGTGTCGCCTCACGCCGAGTAGTAACGCCCGCCGCCATATTGACCGCCGTCTTAGCGATTACCTGGCGGTAAGTATCCTCCGTCGTACGCAAGACGCCAAGGTGAGTTGACTTGAGTAAGTTTTGTGTCGCCTTAACCAGAACGCTAACGGTATTAGTGTTTGTGGCTGTCATGGCGGCGATTCCGCCAAGCTCTGTAGCTGCCGCTCTTTCTCCAATTCCATATGCCTTAAGTATCGCATCCTTTACCGCCTGTTCAGCCGCTACCTCCGTACGAGTTAGGGCCGTTCCAAGTTCGCGCCGTAACGCTTG